CTGTTACTATCACTGGTCCACTGTATCCAAGAAAGCTAAGGATAACATCTGCTACGGCCACGGGTGGTAATGCTACCGTACGATTTGCTAGCCAATCAACTACACCGTTCGTAGTAGGTCAAGATATCTTGATAGCAGGTGTGGCTGGTAGCACAGCTTTCAATGGCAGTTATGTCGTGACTACAGCTAATGCATCAAGTGCGAGTTATACTCTAGCTGGTAATCTAACTGGCGTAGTATCAAGTGCTACTGTAGCAGATGCAAGTCCATTGCCAATTGGCAGTGTATTAGAATATACAATTTACAGAAATGTAGTCAATGAACGTCAGAGCTTGAGTCAAGCCCTGCGTCCTTCAGCGGATAACTAAAGATGGCCACAGCTAATATTCAATTTTTTTATGATGCCCAGATAGAGCGATTCCTTGCGCAGTTCATTAGGATGGTATCAGGATTCCAAGTAGAGTTTGGGCAGGATCGCCAAGGTAATACTACTTTACAGCGTGTGCCTGTTTACTATGGTGACAGCAGTCGCCAGGTGCAGGCCATACTCAGCCAAAATACCGCTGGTAATATGTTGCCCACAGTACCGGCCATGGCCGCTTGGATCAATAACATCACTTATGATCGCGATCGCGTGCAGGATCCTACTTTCATTGGCAAGATGCAGATCAGAGAACGCTACTACAATGAAGACACCATGGAGTACGAGAATCGCCAAGGTAATGCCTTCAGCATCGAACGCCTGATGCCTGTACCTTACACTATAGATTTAAAATTAGATATCTGGACATCTAATACCAAACAGAAACTACAGCTATTAGAACAATTGATGGTGCTGTTTAATCCAGCATTGGAAATACAATCGACAGATAACTACATCGACTGGACCAGCCTAAGTGTGGTGTACCTAGAAAGTCCTACGTGGACCAGCCGTAGCGTGCCAATTGGTACTGAAAATCCTATCGATGTGGCTACCTTGACATTTAAATTACCCGTGTGGATCAGCCCACCAGCTAAGATCAAGAAGCTGGGGGTCATACAAAAGATCATCGCCAGCATACACGACAGCGATGGCAATCTCAGTGCTGATGTGATGAGTGAAGATAATCTACTAGGTCGTCGACAGTATTTCACTCCGCTGATGTATGGAGTATTGCTGATCGGTAATCAGTTGACCTTGCTCAAGATCAGTGAACTAGAACTGCCACGCGAACCTACCCTAGAAACTCCAACCAAAGTTGGTACCAAAGACATATGGCGTAGCTTGATCAGTGTCTATGGTGAACTACAGAATGGCGTCAGCCAGGTCCGACTGCTGCAGGAAGATGGCCTCAATGAAGTCATTGGCACGGTCAGCTATCACCCCACCGATGACAGCCTATTGATTTTCAATGTTGACATAGATACCAAACCCTCTAATACCTTATCACCGATCGATGCCATCGTTGATCCTCGCAAAGATTCCTCTGTATCATTGGCTCAATCAGCAGTCAACGGTACACGTTATCTGATCCTGGATGACATCGGAAGTTTCGACAATGCTCCTGGAGATGGCGCTCCTATATGGACTGGTATCGATGGTCTGCAATTAGTAGCCCATGCCAACGATATCATACAATACAATGGTACAAATTGGGCTGTTTCATTTGACAGCCAGACTGACACTACGCTACAATATGTAAGTAATCTCAATACTGGAACTCAATACAAGTGGAATCAATCTCAATGGGTAAAAAGCTACGAGGGCGAATACAAAGCAGGATCATGGACCCTAGTCATATAGAAGGTGTAGGTACTTTCATCTACAGTATATCAACTCACCGTTATCTATTCCTACTGCGCAACAGCACCAAGTATGCGGGTACCTGGGGTCTGGCTGGTGGCAAGATCGATGCCAATGAGCAGATACTTGGGTCTCTGACCCGTGAATTAAAAGAAGAACTTGGATATGAATTCCAGGATGCCAAGGTCATTCCCATAGAAAAATTTACCAGCGATAACGGACATTTCGCCTATCATACTTTTCTCATACCCATAGAAGAAGAATTCGTTCCCATATTGAACTATGAACATCGTGGATACTCATGGGTGAGCCTAGAAGATCATCCCAAACCTCTACATCCAGGTGTGTGGCGCACGATTAATTTTACTGCGGTAATTGAAAAGATCAAGACCTTAGAACGAGTCTTGTTATAGGTCGCACTCTAAGACCAAATCTCTGAAGCTGATCTGGCGGAAATTATTGACCCATTTAAGTGGTTCTGGCATGGTATTCCTGCCGCGAATGGTCACCCAAGCAAAATCAACATCACTGTAGACATTGCATAGTTGCACGCGATTGTTGATTAATTTATCACCTTCAACGTCAAAGCCCCATTTGCTGTCATATCCATTAGTGTCAGCATAGACATTACTGTTATGCCCTGGTAGATCATACCCATCAAATCCCAGCATATAGATTTTCTTGTGGCCATCAAATGCGGCTATGTAGGCCGCTGTAGTACCGGCATCAGCATAAGGATCGTATGGTATGAGATAGAATTTTCCTGGATGCTCTAATAAGTGGATACTATTGGTATAGACGATGTGATCGTTGATGTACGAACTATTGGCTATTTCATCTATTATACCATTATTACCAGTAGCCACCAGGAAATCTGTAGCAAAATCTCTATAGACAGCATTACATCCGTAGATTTGCAGGGTCTTGGCTCCAAGCAATCCGCTAGATTTTTTTAGATTATTGAGATCAAAATCTAATCTACCGGGACTATTGCCTATGATCACGGCACGATTACTGATCTGATTATTAGTAACGGCATTGGCCACATGCTCGGTGACGTCCCACCATTTCTGACCTTCATGCTTACGCTCAACGATGATGTCTTCGCCTGTGTAACCTCTTCGATATTTTTTACTTAGTTGAAGCATAGTTCACCTATTAAACGATATATGTAGTCATTACTTTTACGTTGCTGATCGCTGTGCCTGCATTTGGTATCAACCAAAGATTAACCACCCAACCACTGGATACGTCAACGTTTGCAGCCAATGTGCCCATAGTATTACCAGTGTTGACTATACCGTAGGTTGTCACATAAGCAGTACCTGCTGTTGATCCCACTGTGCTTTGTGTTAGCAATGCTTCCATGGCCTGCACGTTGCCTGTGTCTTGTTTCATTGAGATCACGTACTTGGCTGTTGTATAGCTATTAGCTGAGAAATTGTCTAACAAGGTCAAGTTGGTATTGGTAACCTGTTTAGGTGTTTGTTCGTAGGTGATCTTGCTGCCAGTATAAATGTTTATGTTACCACCGTTGTCAACGTCAAGCCTGAGGGTAGTAGCTGATGTTCCTGTCCAAAGCTGTGTGCCTGCGTCGTCGGCAATGAATTGATTCAACCCGTTGCCGCTGGCGATAGATGCGACGGTGCTCGTGGTTGTTAATATGCGAGCATCAATGACATCATTTGGAGCTGGTGGTTCTGTAAATGTTAATATTGATCCACTGACTGAGTAGGCCAATGTTGGGAACTGCATAACACCATTGATACTGACGATAGTACTCGCTGTTGTAGCTGTCGCTTGTAGGGTGAATGTTGTATTTGTTCCGTCAACGTTACCAAAGCCACCCGCAACGTTACCTGCGAATTGTCTACCGCTGATTACAGTAAATGTTGATCCTGTAACCTGCCACTGTGTGCCATCAAAGAATTCCAAGTTGTTGATGGTATTGTTGAAACGCATCATACCTGGTACGTCGTATGTTGCATTACCAAATAAACTACTTGGTCGACCAGCCGTAGGTCCAACCGGTAGCATCATGGTTGTAATACTGCCAACCTTCAAAGTGACACCAGGTTGTACCGCTAGATTAGCTCCGCCGATAACAACGAATTCACTTGCTCCACTTAAAGTTGTAGCGACATTGGCAAATATAGCCACGTTGCCCACCACTGAACTGTTAACTGTAAATGAATGGGTGTCATTTAAAGTATTAAATGTTGCACCCTTGCCTACATACAAATCTTTAGCAATACCAGCGCCACCAACTACTGTGAATGCACCAGTTTTTTCTGTCGTAGATTCTGTACTGTACTGTACGCCAACGTTTGAATTGCTAGCACTGACCCTAACACCTACCGCAGAAGCGCCATTGGCTGCTATAACAACATCTTCACCACCACTCAATACCAAATTATTAGTGGTAAGCGTGTAACCATCATTTGGCAGTATGATAGGGGCTCTTACAGCTGAGTTAAAGGTACTGCTGGTTATACCAGTAAAGATAAAATTGCTAACATTAGATCCGTTATCGGCGCTGGCAATAAACTCACTTACAGCAAGTTGATCTGTGCTGACGTTTTGTATTGAAATCCTAGCAGCTGAGTTAGCATTGGCTGTGATCTGCACGGAATTTTCTGGGTATACTATCTCGCCGGCAATGTCTTTGCCTAAGGTTAGATAATTACTGCCTTTGATGTTTACGTTGCTGGCTACACCAACTCCACCAGCTACTACTAGTGCGCCTGTAGTAAATGAAGTTGATTGTGTGACCGCACGGACGTTAGCATTACCTTGTAGGGTAGTTGTGCCATCCGTATGGCCCATGGTAATATTGGCTGCACGAGCAAAGTTTAATGTGTCAGTGACAGTGTTGTATAATGCCTGTGTTGTCTGTGTGCCAACTAATGTCGGATTACCTATGGTAAGTGTACCACTATTAGCACCAACATTTAATGTAGTCGCAGCTTTGAATGCATCAACCGTAGTTGGTGTTGTAGCAAATACATAATTAGGTGCTGATGTTT